CCTCCAAGGATAACACGAAATGCGCTCAATGTCAAACGACCATGACAACGGTTATCTATGTTTTGTGCGGGGTAAGCATTACCCTATCCGCAATCTCTATTTTCATCAACGCCAAAAGGAGGCGGCAGAATGGCAGAGGAAAAAAGAAAGACTAAGACCTCGACGGCGGTAAAGACTCGATATAATGAAAAGGTCTACGACGTTATTTCGGCGCGAGTCCCGAAAGAGCTCGCGGCGGCTTTCCGCGAGAAATGCACAGCCGAGGGCATACCGCAAGCACAGATTATCAAAAAGGCGATAGAGGACTTTCTATCGCGGTAACGAGAGGGCGGGACTTTCCCGCCCTTTTTTCATATCTCGAGGGAGGGCGCGCTATGGGAGAGCGGACGTATAAACAACTTAATTGGACGAGCCGTATCAAGCTCGAGACGATGCTCAAGCATGGACACTCGAAAAAAGAAATCGCCGAGGAGCTGGGCGTACATATCAGCACCGTTTACCGCGAGCTCAAGCGCGGGACGTATGAGCATCTAAACTCCGATTACACGACCGAGGAACGGTATAGCCCGGAAAAGGCCGAGGCGCGCTATCAAGAGGGGCTCGCCGCGAAAGGTGCTCCGCTCAAGATTGGGAAAAATCACGCCGCCGCGCAGTTTATCGAGGACAAAATCGGAAATGAGGACTATTCCCCGGCGGCGGTGTGCGCTCTACTCAAGCAGGAAAAATATAAACACTTCGGAATAACCTTTTGCCGTGCGACGATTTACAAGTACGTCGAGGACGGCGTTTTCCTCACGCTCACAAATCAAGACCTCCCGGAAAAGGGCGACCGCAAAAAGAAGCATAGAACAATCCGCAAGAAACAGGCTCGGGCATCCAGCGGCACGAGTATAGAGCAGAGGCCGGAGTATATCAACGAGCGGCAGGAGCCGGGACATTGGGAAATGGATACCGTCGTCGGGAAGAAACGGACGAAAGCCCGCCTCCTCGTCCTCTCCGAGCGCGTTACGCGGCGGGAAATCATTATCCGCATTAAGGACGGGCGCGCCGAGACGGTCGTCGCGGCATTAGACCGCCTCGAGCGCCTTTACGGTGCGGCGTTCTATCGGATATTCAAAACGATAACCGTAGACAATGGCTCCGAGTTCGCGGATGCTGACGGCATCGAGCGGAGCGCCCGGCGCAAGGATGCAAAGCGGACGACGGTCTATTACTGCCATGCGTATAGCTCTTGTGAGCGCGGCACGAACGAGAATATTAACCGCATGATACGGCGGCAATTCCCGAAAGGGACGGACTTCGACAAGGTGACGGCGGCGGAAGTGAAGCGCGTCGAGACGTGGCTCAACAACTACCCGCGAGAAATACTCGGCTTTATGTCCTCGGCGCAAGCGTTCGAGCTCGCCTTTGACTGCGCCGCATGAGCCCTCAAAAATTTATTCTATCTTTTTCGCACAAAATACTTGACATTTGCGCGCTGTGCCGTTTATCATTAAGTACGAAAGAGCTACTAAGCTCCGACGCACTTATTTTTTTATGCAGAAACGGAGGCGAGACAATGAAATACGAGTGTTTGAAGCTCGAGGAGCGGCGGATTATCGAGGCTATGTACGCCGAGGGCGCAAAGCCGGACGAAATCGCAAAGCGCGTCGGCAAGTGTCGAGCGACTATTTACCGCGAGCTCGAGCGGGGCAAGACCGGCGAAACGGACTCTCGCTTTCGGCAAGGGTATAGCGCGGCGGTAGCGGAGGCTCGCGTCAATCGGTCGTACCGAAATAGAGGCCGTCGGAAAGCGGCTCAATGAAGAAAAGGAGGTTACTCATACCGTGAACAATTTTCAGAGGATAACGGCAAGCCCGGAGACGCTCGCGGCGTTCCTCGGCTCTATCCCGGCGATTGAAACGCCGTGGGACGATGCTTTCCACCGGATTTATTGCTCCTCGTGCTCGGCGGAGGATTGCGACGACTGCCGCCGCTCGGAGCGGGACAATCCGCTATGGTGGCTCGGCCTCCCGGCGGCGGAGGTAGAGAAATGATTAAACTTTTAATCGGCGGCTCCCCATGTACACATTGGAGCATAGCTCAAACCAAGAATAGAGAAACGGCTCCGGAGGGTATCGGCTGGGAACTGTTTCTAAATTATCTGATTGCAAGAAACAAGTATGCACCGGATTATTTCCTTTACGAAAACAATAAATCAATGTCGCCGAGCGTCCGCGAGAAAATAACGGAGTTGTTAGGTGTGAGGCCGACGCTCATAAACTCGGCGCTCGTATCGGCGCAGAACAGACGGCGGCTATATTGGGCCGGAAAACGAAATATGAACGGGGCATACAACGAAATCAACATATCACAGCCGGACGATTGCCGAGTTTTTTTACAAGATATCCTGGACGCGCCGGGCGAAACGTGGCTAAAAAAAGCATACACAATTACCGCAACGGAGTACAAGGGAAATAACGTGGAACATTTTCTCGAAAAACACATAAGAACTCAAGTAGCAATTCCAATAAATCCACTAAAGAGCGGAAAATCGAGAACAGTTGATGCTCACATGGGAAAACTCGAAAATGACTTGATTGCGAGGATTAACAATCCAAATCCAGCAAAACAACAATATGACTGCATAGCGGAAACAATTCAAAATGACAGCGGGAGAGGTAGTAGGAAACTGCCGATATATGAAGTTTGCGGAAACAGCATGATAGCAAGAAACGGAAAATGCTACCGTGTCAATTTACCGGACGGGGTTTATAGCTTCCGGAAACTAACCGTGTCGGAGTGCCGGAGACTACAAACAGTTCCGGATACATACCTTTTCCCTGTATGTAACACGCAACAATACAAAATGTTAGGAAACGGATGGACGGTGGATGTAATCGCTCACATTATGAGCCATTTTGACGGACTGACAGAGGAGCGGGTGGAAGTTCTTTCTATGTACGACGGAATGAGTTGCGGGCAAATCGCGCTTGATAAGGTGGGTGCAAAAGTTGAAAGGTACTATGCGAGTGAGATTGATAAATACGCAGTTTTAACAACGCAACGCAACTACCCGAACACCGTACAATTAGGCGACGCATTTAACGTTCGCCGCCAGGATTGGAGGCTTGAGCCGTGACAGGCGCAGACTTTACAAGCACTTGCGAGGGGTGCGAGCACGTCGTTACGGAGCCGTGGGCGAAAGGCATTATATCCTATCGGTGCTTTGCTTCCGGCAGATGTAAGGGGCGCGTCGTCGGCGTGAAACGCTTTGACCCGTATATCCCGGCATGGTGTCCCAAATTAAAGAAAAACGGAGGAATGAAACAATGAGCGAAACGAGTTCGAGAGTCCGGCTTATGGCAAACCTACAAGCCGCCGTCGCGGAGGCCGTCTCCGGCACGATGGAGGAACGCGGGCGCGGCTTTGCCTCTGACCGTGAGGCGTGGGCGGAGCTGAAAGAGTGCATCGAGCGCACAAAGCAGATGCACACCGACATTGAGAAAGTCCACAAGGAAATGCGGAGCGCGGTCAAGGACAGGAACGAGGACGCTTTCGCCGCGCTCTCGCAGGAGTTCGAGCGGAGTTCCCGTATTCTCGCCGAGGAATGGGCGCAAACGTCCGCCCTCGCAAAAATCGCCGTTATCAGCGAGGAGGGCTAAATGTGAATTGCCACGGGTGCAAATGGCTTGACAGATACAAGAAAGACGGCAACGGCTATTGTTGCATGGTCGAACGTAGCAAAACGCAACGCGAAAAGGTACGCCGCCCGGATATGGAGCGTTGCGAGCTTTACAAGCCGGGCGACTTCAACACGAGATACAGAACGGAGGTAAACGAATGAAAAAGCTCTACTCAAAGAAACTCGGCGGCGAGGCGTTCGCCCTCGACGTGGCACAACTGGACACTCTGAAAAAGGCCGGTTATACCGTACCGAGCCCGGAGGAAGTTATCGCGGACGCGGCGGCGGTCAAAATCGAGCCGCCGGAGGGAAAGCGGGCGTATGTCGTCTTTGATTTCAAGACCGGCGCTTTCAAAGTCCGCACGAGGACGCAGACACTCGCCGAGAACGAGGTCGGCGGCTTCGTTGGTGAGGTAGTCTCGGCGGCGATTTTATGCGGTTTCGTCGAGCGGGCGGACATGGACAAGCCGAAAGCGGATGCTCCGGCGACTCCGACGACGGCCTCCCCGCTCGTGAATATGCTCCGAGACGCTTTCCTCCGCGCGGCGAGCAATAAGACGGCTCCGGCGGCGGACAAGCCAACGGAGGCGGCAGACGCGCCGGAGGTCGTAGAATGATTAAGCTCGGCGACCGCATCACGGTAAAGCCCGCGACGTTCGACGTTCCGGGCAAGGACGGAAAGCCGAAAGCAATCCCCGGGACGGTCGTATATATCCATCCTGCCGGGCGATATTGCGTCCTCGAGTTTGACGTAGGCAGACGCGAGCCCGTGACTATCCGAGAGAGCTTTCAGCTTATCGACGGGAGGGTAGCAGAATGAAGCACGAGCAATCAGCACCGGCGGGATACCGCCCGCGCTTTGCCGGGACGATGAAATTATACCTCGTCCGTCACAAGGAATACGGCGAGCTCACCGTAAACGGCGTGAACAAATACGAGGCAGTACACGCCGCCG